CCACTCTGAAACATCAATAATCTTGCCAATATGTTGTGGTTTAGGTGTATCTGGATTTGTTGGGGTGTTATTGTTGAGCTTATCGTCAATGTATTTCTTCAATGTTTCTTCTAATTCTTGCGTATTTCCACCATTTAGTTTTGAAATAGTTTTAGTAACGCTAGTACTAATTTCATTCATTTTTTGAAGAATATTAATGTTATTTCTAAGAACTGAATAAGGTAAATTATTTAATGTTAGTTGCGTTTGCTGCGTTGGATCAAATGGATACCATGTAAATCCAACTATCATTACCTCTGTAACTAATTTAACTGTCTTTACTTCTAATCTTCTAATTTCCCCTATATCAGGTTTAATATTACTCGATTCATTAGCTGTACCAGATATTAATGGTTCTAGTTGGAATTTACTTCTAACATATGCCTCCATTGCATTTTTATCATGGAATCTATCATCCGACATATCTGCTGCTGGATGTTCTCCCCATTTTGCAATAGAATCTTTATCTTCAACCATAAAATCATCAAAATACTTTTCTGTATGAGTTTCTTCTTCTGTTTCTGTGTGAGTAGTAGGACCTGTACCACCGCTTTTAATTAAATCTAACGGATTTAACCAAGTTCCATCATTAGTAAAAGATTTTCCAACCGCAACATTGAAGTCTTGACGTGTTACCCCAACATGTAAATGATCTGTATCACGATAACCTATTATATCACCTGTTTTTACAGTATCTCCCACATTAACTGTTATTTTACTAGCACTTGAAAACGCCTCTTGATAAACAACATTATATCCACCACCAGAAATAACAACATAATTACCTAATCCGCCCATATATGACTTAATTGCAACTTTCCCACCATGTACTGCATGAACTTCACTTCCTGGGTGATCTACTGAGCCAAAATCTAAACCGTCATGGAATCCATTAGGTCTAAATTCACCACCTGCATTAACACCGAATAATTGACTTCCCATAAATTTTCCTTCACCTACGTCTGGAAAAGGCCAACCCCAACTACTACCATCAGTAACTGTGATTTCTGTGGTGGTTGTAACTTCATGTTCAGTTCCTATTGCTCTAATCTTATTAATAATTCCAGTTGAATCAATATTTAACTGAACTTCACTTGTATCGTGCAGGTAGTCTAATCTTTTACCTTTATTTTGATAAAAATCTTTCTTGTTATAAATTCGTATATTCTATTATCTGGATAAAAAATAGCATTTTCCCAAGTAGATAAAATCTTAGATATCATATCTTTACCGTTAGTATTTCCTAAATCCGTTATTTGTTGATTATCAAAATTACCGATAACTTGATATGAAAAGCCCTTGTTATTTTCATTGAGATAAAATGCTAATACATCATTAACTGTGTACGTCTTTTTGCCACTATTGACCTCATACTTCCACAAATTAGCTAATTCATTAGATACATGTGTCGCCGTTATTTGTATAGTTGATACTCCTGCAGCATAATCTACTGCAAGTGTTTTAATAATATATTCTTGACCGTCAAAAAATATACTAGACTCTACTGCAATTATCTTAAACAAGTCTGAACCATCATCGTACACTGTAAAGGATAGTTGATAGGTATCATTTTCAGCCCACTGAATGTTAAAACTATTCCATAAGATATTATTCAAAATAAAAATCTTATCTTGATTTCTAGGTTTAAGTTTAACTATTCTTTCATTCAACTACTTCCACCACCTTTAGAATGTATAGATAAATGAAAATGAAAATGTTATATCTGCTACTTTATCAAGTGTTATTTCGTTCCAACCTTTTTCTAGTTTGATATATCCAAAATCAGTTTCCATTGAATCATAACTATTATTCTTATAAGTATTGATACCGTCCAAAACTACTGTATCATTGCTATTTAATGACCCTTTGAACGTCCAACTTGTTTCATTTGTCGTATTTTTAACCGTTAGTCCACCATTTGCAGATTTAATTGTTATCTTCAAATCGTGCTTTTGAAAATATGGATCTACTGCAATATCACTAGCGTTAAATATTCTAAAACTCGTTTGATTATTGAAATGATAGTTTAAATTTGGAACGTCAGCTAAATTCAATCCATATCCCCAACCATTAGATTGAGAAATTTGATCTGACCTTAAATAGCTATATTTAACGCCACTAGGATTTTCAAACGCTACTGTGAATGTTGCCCAATGTGAACCGTCTTCATTAGGAGCTATCGTAAAAGGTGCTGTTCTAACATACCTTACTAGATGTTTATCAATATCAGTTCTAATTCTAAATAGCTCTTTTTGCATAAAAGCTTGCATTATATCATGTTTTGCTAACAAGTAATCTTGCCATGTTGAAAACCATAATAAAAATGTACAGCTTACCGTTGTAGGTTGGTAAGTTGTGTAATTCCACATTTCACCATCTTGCATAACGTTATTTTGATACACATTTGAAATTGATGGGTTTTCATCTAGTTTTAACAAGGTTAAATTAGAAGTAATATCTTTTAAACTAAATTCTGGATTATTTCCATACTTAATATAAAAATTATTTTCCATAATTTATGCCTCCTAATAACCTTGATAATCAGCTAATCTTTGATCTAATGCTTGTTGCTGATACTGTTTTATTTTATCAAATCCACTCTCACGAATAGCTTTAATTTGTTGATTGTTTAATCCTAATAATTGACTGAACATAGCTAATAGTGAATCAAACTTATCATTTAATTTTTTTAGATCTCTATTATCTGATACATTTATGCGTTGTGGTTCTTGATTAGTAAATTCAGAGGTTAATTCATGCATAAGCTGCCATGCTCTAGGCCTTTTAGCTGGATCAGTTGGAATAATATACTCTGGCTTATTATTTTCAGCAACTTCGATTAATTGATTTGTATCAATTCTTCCACCATAAGCCATCATTCTATGACCTGAAGGCCCCCAACCTCTCTTTACTCCAATTGGGGGAAAATCGTTTCTCCAATTGCTATCATTTAAAACTGCCATAATTTGGTCTAAAGCAGAATGAATATTTGCATGTCCTGGAACCGCCCAACTTCTCCAAGTACCAAGTTTATATTGGAATAATCCAATTGGTAAACCTGTTCCGTCATGATCGTCATAACCACCATTTTGAGCAGGATCTACACTAGATTCAGTTGATGCTTGATAGTACAAATGCTCTATATCACGTTCACTAAGTTTTTGATGCATCAATCTAGCAGCGTGTTTAGCTATCTTGGCAAATTCAGATTTAGCCATTCTACCAGCAGGACTATTCCCATCGCCACCAGCTCCAAAATCTTCAAATAATTTCTTTACCCAATCAACTGCTAAACTCGCTAATTTATTAGGAAAGTTAGTAATAATATCGCCAGCTAAGCCTTTAGCTGATAAATTACCAATATGTTTTTCAAAGACTTCTTTTAAAAATTCTGCTGGCTTTTTCAAAATATCTTCTGCTTCATCAACTAAATCAACAGCACTATTCCAAACACCTTTAAAGAATTTACCAATACCATTAGCATATGCTGGAATACCTAACATTGTAGTTAATTTATAAGTATCTTCACCATTTAAAACACTTGAGCCTTTAGGCAATGGAACCACCATATTACGCTGATTAGGAAAAATACCTACTTTTCCATTAGGCAGTCTAAACATTTCTCTATAATGTTCTCCTACACCATCATTAACTAGTGCTAAGCCACCTTGATGGGTTCCATTTGAGCCTTGTACATTAGGTGTACCTTTAGCATAGGATACTGTTGGAATTGCCCAACTAGCATTTATTTGTGGAGCACCAACTTTATCAAGAACCCAGTTGATACCTTTCTTTAAACCACCTAACATATCATTAACTGGTTTAATCACACCATTTACCAAATCTACAGTTTTATGTTTAACACCTTTAACTGCTGAAGCCACAATATCTTTTAATGAACCAAATTTATCTTGAAATGTTTTTACCATATCGCCAAGTCTGCCGCCAGTTTTATCATTCAACCAATCATACATATCCTTGAAGATATCTTTAGTAAACTTACGGATATTTTTAGCAGTATCGTTAATATCACCACCTAATTTATTCCAACGCCCACTGGTAAAATCTTTCCAAGTATTAGTGTATGATTGAATAGCATCATAACCTGATTTAAACTGTTTAGGATTCTCTTTAGCCATTTTTTTAGCGACATTAAGCGTTGCATTATTAAGATTATTCCATGATTTTACAATCTTATCTTTACCATTATCAGCATTTTCTCTTAGACTATTCCAACCATCGCTAAACTTCTTCTTGGTGTCTTTCCACATATTATTGGCAGATTTAGCAACATCTTTATTAAATTTATCCCAACTCTTTTGAGTGTTCTTGATACCTTTGCCAGTTGCATCTTTAATTGAATTCCAACCTTTGCTGAAGAAACCTGTAATGTTCTTCCACACTTTAGATATCTCTTTAGGTAAGTTTTTAAAGAACTTGACTATATTATTAAATGCTTTTTTAGCATTCTTTACCAAACCATCAACAAACTTCTTGAATTTATCACTATGGGTATACAAATACGTTAAAGCTAATGTAATACCTGTAATTGCCAATCCCCAAGGCCCTAGCGCTCCGGCTACACTTGCAGCTGCTGCCACAAATTGCTTTATCCACCCTGTAACTTTTACCAAAATAACCATCGAGCCTATTACTTTAACAAAAGATTTAACTGTACTTTGGTGTTTAGCTAAATACGCAATAAACTTTGCCGATTGTACTGCAACTTGTGCAATATATTTACCAACTTGTTGAATTCCTTTTTGCGTTTCTTTATCATCTAAAGCTTTATTTAATTCATTTAGTCCAGTAGCTTGAACTTTCACTAATGGTTCAGCCAGTTTTGCTTGTGTACTCTTCCAGTTTTCTTGCATTTTCTTCAATGCACCACCAGAAGTTTCACCAAATGCCTTACTGTTTTTCTTATAATTTTCTGAAGCTTTTTCCAAGATGTCGTTAAATTGGCCGCTTGTCATTTTTCCCGAATCAAGTAATGCGTCAAATGCTTCTTTGCTTTTACCAGATGCCTTTTGTAGAGCTGTAGTTAACCCAGGAGCTTGTTTTTCTAATTTTTGTAAAGAACTCCTAGTAACTTTTCCTGAAGCTTCAATTTTACCTAACCCTGTAGCAAAATTATTTACTTGGTCTTGAGATAACTTCAATTGTAAAGATAAGCTAGCAACACCTTTACTTAAAGTGTTTGTCTTTTCCACAGATCCAGTTATTCCATAAAAGTTAGTTTGCATTTTATTTACTGCTTCTGCGGTCAAGTTCGAATTTGTCTTTAAATCAGATAACGTATTTGTTAACTGTTTTATATCATTAGCACTTGCACCTAAATTCTCCCAACGTTTCTTCATTGCTCCAGCAGTTTTTGATACTTGAATACCTGTAGAAATAATACCTTTCATTTGAGAAGTCAAAAGCGTAAATCCACTAGTAACCGCATTAGAAATAAGATTTACCCCAACTAATCCTTTAAAAGATAGGACAGATTCTTTTAATTTGCCCATTCTTCCGTTTAGTTCATTAGCTTTATTTTTCATCCTGGTAAATACACCTGGATTTAGTACTTTCATTTCTGCATTTAATTGCCCTATTGATGATTTAGCTTTTGCCATTGCTGTGGCAGTTTCATTTAGCCTAATTTGCTGTTTCATGTAAGCTTCACTTGTCATCCCTGATTTTTCAGCAATAGACTGTAGCTCTTTTTCCTGCAGTTGGTACTGTTTGCTTAAATTAGTTAGTGAGTTCTTAACCCCGCTTAACTGTACTTTTTTAGCGTCTAATGCTTTACCTTCTGCCTGCAGTCTTTCGGCATAACTTTTAGATAAAGCTTGTGTATTTCGATATCCTTTTTGTAAATCAGCTAAACCAGATGTGTAATATTCCATTGATGATTTAGCTTTTTCCTGTTGAGCTTCATAGCTTGTTAATTGTCTAGTAGCCGTTTGAATATCTTTTTCTAATTTTAGCCAAGTTTCAGCTTGAGATTTATTAGTTCTATCTAGCCCTTCTTGACGACTTTTTAACTCTTCTATTTTTTGCTTTTGTACTTCAATAACATTTCCAATGCCATCAAATTTAGCTTTTAAAGCTCCTAAACTATCTCCAACCGCTTTATGTGCTGCTTCGCTTGCTTTCCATCCATTAGTTAATGCTGATATTCCAGATGTGAAACTCTTTAAACTGCTAGCCGCTTCAATTGTATCTAGGGTTATTTTAGTGGCCATTTCATTTTGTACTTTCACTGATAAATTAACCTCCTTTCCTCCAAAATAAAAAAAGCCAGTTCAAAACTGACTTTTATAAATCCCCATTTTGCTCGCTGATTTCAGTCATCTTACTTCCAAAATCAACATTCTTATATTGCAAACTTAATCCAGCTACACTTTCTTTTAAAATTTTTCCATGCCTGATGATTTCTTCGTAAGTAAAACCATCTCTAAATTCTAGTACCATTTGAGGATTATAGTAATATTTTTCTTCTTCCGGAACGCTGCTAAGCCCTCTGGTATGATAAATCTTTCTGGATTGTTCATTAAGATAAATTCTTCCGTACTTTAAATCGCTATAATCGTACATTTTACAATTTTTCAAAAAGAAACTTACAATCAAAATTTTCTGTAATTTATCGTTGAAATAAACATTACCACACCTAAAATGTTTGTGAAAAATAAAATATCGGATATCTTTTCGCGTTACATCAGTTTTCGTCAAATTAACCACCTCATGTATGCTAAGTAACCTAATTATAACACGAAATATTATTGTCCTCTAAAACGTCTCAACATTTCTCTTGGTGAAACTTCTCTGTCTTTTTTAGCTTTAGCATTTATTACTTCAACTAATAATTGAAAATCTTCTTTATCACTAACTGATACTGGTATACCGGATTCTAATAGTAATGTTTTTTGTAAAAATAATAAATCGGCTTGTTCATCCTTATTTTTGTAATATTCATCGGATAACAGCCTTAATCTTTTTTTGGATCTTTTTCTGATATTGCTTCTGGCTTTCCTTCAATTCCTTTAACTCTCATTACTACATAATTTAGGTATTCTCCTAATTTTTCCATCGTTAAAGTACTTTCAGCAAGTTCTTTTTCTTTGCTAGATAACTTAAGGATATTTTGCAAAAAAACAAATGCATCATCAATGTAGCTTGCTTCTAAAGTATTAATTTCCAACATTTTTTCAGTTGTTTCTTTTTCTTCTAATTCATCAAAATTGATTGCCACTACTTTTTCTTGCTCAATACCTAATTTAAGCATTTTATTCATCATTTCATTAGCAAGCTTTACATTTTTGACACTTTGTTCAACAAAAATAGGTTTCTTTAATCCTAATGGCTTAGTATTAATTCTAATTGACATTTCTTTGTTCCCTTCTTTATTCGTCTCATATTAATTGTCTCTGTTGATTTTATTTTATTGTGCAGTTACTGAAGTAGGGCTAGCGCTTGTTTGTGTAACTGTAGTTGTTTTAAACTTCTTAGGAATGCGTAAACTTTGTACATCAGAAAATCCGCCAAATACTTCTTTATACATTAGATTTAGGTCAAATCCGGGTTCATCGTCTGCCCAAACTTTATAAGGTTGTTGAACTCCTTTATCATCCATGAAAATATCTGCTTTTAATGGTTCTAATGCTTGGAAAGATAATGTTGCATCAGCTCTAGTTAAGTTATTATTATCTGTTCCGTGGTTACGTCCAGTTTCAGTAACTTCACCATGAGAAAAGCCTTCATAAATTAAAGTCCCATCAATATCTTCAGAACATAACAGTAAAGCTACGTTAGGTTTGTCTCCAGAAGATAAAACGTATCCGCCTTTACCATCAGAAACATAACCTTTAATCTTGTTCAAAACATCATTATTCATATTCAATACTGTCAAAGCTACTTGTGGTTGTTGTTTTCCGTGTTGAATTAATTTAACTTGATTATTTGCATAGACTGGGGTTCCAGCTTGCTCTAATCCAGTAATATTAGCTGTAATTGTACCTTCACCTTTACCATCAATGATATAAATGCCATTTTCACTAAGGCCTAATTGCCCTTTTAGTAAGCTACCATTATCATCAATAGTTGCCAGGCCTAGATAACGTACACCGTGTGTACTTGATTTAGCCATATTAAATACCTTCTTCCATTTCTAAATTTTTTGAAAAATAAAAAACCTTGGTCCATTGTTTAGTGTCTGGGTCCTTGATCCTATTTCTTGAAGTATCAATGTGCCAACGATTATCATTAAATAGCTTAGCTACTTGTAATTCATGATTTTGGAAATCGTCTCCATCAAGTTTATAGAATATCTGTACTTCAACACCTACAAGCCAATACTTTATTTCCATATTGGCATATTGACTAGGTTCGTTTAAATACTCAGTAATTAATACTGTATTCTTATTTGTATTTACTTCTACATTACTTGGAATAGAACCAGAATATAACTCGTCTATCCAAGCGATATTACTCATTAATCTTTTAGCTATCGTGGTTGGTGTTTCCATTACTTACCACCTCGCATTATTTTGTCATATTCAGCTTTATTAGCTAGTAAAACTTCTTTTTTAGACTCGTTGACTGCATTATCAACAAAATGTGTAGCTGGCATTTTTACCGTTCCGTCATTTAAAAATCTAGCAATATAAGCCTTTTTACCAAAACCAACTGTTGAGCTACCATCTTCTTGACCGTCAACATTAGTATCTTGTGACATGACATATTCTTTTAAATGCTTATCTTTTTTACGATTTAACTTAGATACTGGTGTTACTTCTTGCAAATTTTTTTCTAATACTTTCGCTCCAGCTTGTGTAATTCTTTGCTTTTGCTCGATGCTCGGTACTAAACTATCTAAATTATCAGAATAGTTTTGCAACTGATTGATAAAATCATCCATTTTTCATAGAACCTTTCTTTTTTCTAATAACCACATAATCATAAGCCATATAGTTATTAGTATCATCAGGAGAGATAGACACTACTTCATAAGTTTCATTTCTATATTTAGCTAATGTAGATCCCTGAACTTTATCATTGTGTCTGATTGCCACAGTTAAAGTATCATCAAGTCCTAAGCCTGTTAATTGAAACTGTTGAGACATGGTTCGTCTCTGCGGTGCACACCAACATTTAAACAAGCTAACTGGCTTTTCAACTGTATCTCCAGTTAAATCATTAGCTGCAAAACTAACAGTCTGGAACTCGATACGCTGATTAAATGAAGAATGTAATAACTTCTTAGGCATCGTTATCACCTTCTTCATATAACGCTAATTTCCCACGTAATTGTGAGATTATTGCATTTAAAGTGAGATCAATAGGATAAGTCATTACATCTTGCAAAGCCACTCTATAATCATAATAAGCACCAGCTAAAGCCAAAATCGCTATTTTTTGAACTGCAATAACATCTTCTTGTTGCCAAAATTCATCATCGCCACCTACTGCAGTTTTAATATAAACTTCAGCGGCATTAATATATGAATTTAGTAATCTATCGTCATCATCGCCATCGATTCTAAGAGATAACTTTAGATCATCAAGTAATATTTCCTTATCCATCTAAATCACCTCTAAACGTTGTTGGTTGCTAACTTAGCTTCTTGATCTTTAATAGTCTTGAATGAACCAGCTACCCAAGCTTCACTATCAGTTGCTACTACGTCAAAACGGTCAATTACACGTACTTTTGTTAAGTCTCGTTTAAATGCTCCATCACCAATATTAGTAGATAGTAAAGACATATTTTCACGGTCAAACAAAGTTACTGCTTGTTTTAAATCTCCGTAATACAATGGATGACTTCCTGCATTATCTGGTAACCAACGATCAGCGATTTCAATTACTCTCTTACCTTTAATCATGTATACATCTGGTTGTGTAGGGTCATGTTGCAATAAGTAGCGTCCCATTGCGTCTTTAACTTTAGATAAAGTATTCAAGCCGGATGTATTAGTCATCAAGAATGATGTTGTTTTAATTGCAGGATCAACTCCTGTATTAACTAAATCAATAACTCCATCAAAATCTGTGATGGTTGGTTTCTTAGGAACTGCACTCATTACATCAATAATTGCCTTATTGCGTGTAACTACTACTTTTTTAGCAATCCATGCAGATAACCAAGCTAAAATATTTTCTGCTGTATCTTTCAATAAAGTATTTGTAACAGTAGTAATACCTGCATAACGCTTAATAGCGAACTTGATTAATGTTAATTTTGGATCATCATTATCTCCAATCTCTGCAGTTTCGTCATCCAAATTAGCTAATGGTGTAACGTCAGTCCATTTTTCGTATACACGAGAACCTGTTGGCATAGAAACCGCTTCACGATTTACGTATTGTTCTAAAGAATTGAATTGACGTACTAATTGATGAATAGCAGTTTGAACATCAGACGGGATTGTTAATCCTGCCTTATCTCCGTTATCATCAACAGAAGAAGTAACCATATCCACAATTTTAGAGTTTCCATTCATCATACCAACAAAATTTTCTACAAATTTATCTTTTAGATTCTTTTCGCTATCGCTTAAAGGCTTTTTATCCTTATCTGGCATGTTATAAACTTCTTCAGCTCGTGCAGTATCTAATTGTTCTTTTAGATTATCACGACGTGTAACTTCTTTATCACGTTGAGCTTTTAAATTAGCAAATTTTTCTTCATCATAATTATCATCAATTAAAGCAGCGTTAATTTGCATGTTTAAATCTGCTACTTTTTGCCCAGATTCAATCCAAGCATTATTAAGTTCATTAATATTCATTATTTTTCCTTCTTTCCATTAAAATAGCCAGTTTCTTATCCTTTAAACTTGGATTTTCAAACTGGCTTGTTATTTTATTTTGTTGTTTATCTGCTTTTAAAATTAAATTCATTAACTTATTAATAGCTGATTTACTAGGTATATCTTCCATAGAATTCATAACTGGTTCGTCTTCTTCATTAACGAACATAATTTCATCGGCAAAACCTTTATCTACTGCATCTTGAGCAGTCAACCATGTTTCGTTTGACATCATTTGTAAAAGGTCAGACTGTTTCATACCTGTTTTTAACTCATAAGCACTAGCAATCGATTTATCAATGTTATTTAAAACGCCTGCTTCATGATTTAAATCATCAGCGTTACCATCCATATTTGTCCATGCTTTATGTATCATGATTTGAGCTGTTGGTGCAATTGATACTGTATCTCCAGCCATTGCAATTACTGATGCAGCAGATGCAGCTAACCCTGTAACATTAACTTTTACATTAGATGCATTATTCTTAAGCATACTGTAAATTTCAGAAGCAACAAATACATCTCCACCATTTGAAGCAATATCAACAACAATATCATCACCTTCAGCAACTTCTTCATTTAAAATCGCTGATACTTTTTTAGGACTTGTACAAGTCATGCCAAAATAGTCATAAAACATAGCAGTATTATCATCAACAATTGCTCCTCTAATCGGTATCTTTACCATTAGCATCACCTCCTTTCGGTGGGTTCAATAATGCTGATTGTGGTTCTGGTAAATCATCAGGCAAGTATCCAGTTCCTTGTAATAGGTATCTAGCTTGATTATGTGCTAGCATTCCATCTTTAGTTAATCCTGATAACACTTGAGCGTAACTATCTTGTAGTGGATCAATTGCCGGTCTGATATTATAGTGAATTGTCGCACTTAATTTATTGTTAAGCTCTGATACGATTGATTCCATATACCTAGATAAAGCATTAGCATACATTCCTTTTATTTGGTCTAAAGATGATTGCTGGTCTCCTTGACCGTTTAAATAAGAATTAGGAATGCCATATACTTTAGCAATTTGATTACCAGTCCAGTCAGCTTGTGCTAGTAATTTAGCAATATCTGATTTTATTTCTAAAGGTGAATATTCTTCTAAATCATCGATTACAACTGGTCCATTATTTGCACTTTGAACTTGTCTCATAAATTGTTTAGAACGTAATGCCTTTAATTTCCAATCTATGGTACCTTCTTTTTTAATTTTTAAAATACCAGGTGCCATAATTGCTTGACTTAATGCAGCTCTAGTTAATTTATTAGAATCATTTTTGATATTAAGTTCGTTAGATAAGGCAGATAAAGGACTAATACCTGTCATACCACCATTTTTTGAAAGTAGTCTAAAATGTAAAACGTCATTTTGTGGGACGTTCATTTTTACTCCGATTTTTGGTTCATCAAAGGTAATATTGTAAATTAATCCTGAACCATCATCTAATAGATATGCACTAACCTGTGAAGGTCTTAAATATTCCCAATGATGATCTATACCGTTAATATTTCGCCAACGGTATATAAAAGCTTCTCCACCCAACAACAGTTGAGCAAATATTGCTTGCCAAAAAGCATGTTTATTTGACGTCAAAGTTGGATTATCAATTATTCCTTGATATCTAGTCTTACTACTGATAATTTGTGAAGATGCTAAGTCTCCAGATAATTGAAAAATCGCTGAATATATATCTGAGTTCTTTAAAGCTTCTTTAGCACTAATATAAGTAGCACTATCTTTACCAGTCAGGGTATTGAAAACTTCTTCATCACCAAAACCAAATGGAACACTCATTGTTGACGTTTTTAAAGCATTATTAATATTAAATATTGGCATTAACTATCACCTCACTTTCGTTCAGAGATGACTTCAACTAGCCAACCTAAGACAAATAATATTAAGGATATTACAAACCAACCTAGTGTAACGTTGATTCTAAAGGCTGTATAATCTAATACAACCATTGCTGAAATAAATAATAAAACGTCTGAAAGTTGCCATAAATAGCCTATAATTCGTCTAAAAATCATCAAAATCACCTCCTAATAATCCTGATTCATCACTCATATACCAATCTTCAACTTGCTTGGTTGTCATTAATTCAACTTGTCTTGACTTATCATTAGCTATTCCAAAATCTTCAAAATGGTACATTGCCTGATACATCGCATCAATAATTGCATCTACCACGTCAATCTTAAGGGTTGCTTTAGCTTTATCTACTTGAATACCGATTTTATCTTCATAAATCTGTGCATTCATTAATGCTTTTTCCATAATTTTATCGTCAGGACGTGTAATTGTTCCTTCAATAAAGCATTTCTGCAAAAATTTTGTAGGATCTTTTAACTCTGATGTCCGTTGCCTGATACCTTGCAATGGATAATCAGTATTTAACTCAAGTTGCTTTATTGTAGTAGTTGCTCCCCAATCATCATAGCCAAAGAAAATAACATTAAGATCATTATCATGTATGTAGTTTAATAACCAATGATAAACCTGTTCTTCATTAATCAAACCTTGTGGATGACTAGTAATAGTACAATAACCTTGCTTAGCTAATTCACGATAATTTATACCATCTTGTTTTTCTTTAGCCTCAATTGAACCAGCGTGTTGCCAAGGAATAAATGAATGTTGCTCAACTCTCCATTTAGGCACACCATGATTGGCTGAATAAGGATATACAAATGCTATTGCAGTATTGTCAGAAAACATCGAATAGTCATAGCCAATATATACCGTCCTACCTTCAATATTGAAATTAGGCTGGATAGCTCGTTCTATATCACTTAACTTCAAAAAACTATTGGTTGCTTCTGCTAACCATAAATTTAAATTCTTATTTTGAAAGTCTGCTACATTACCAGATAACATATCTGCATCACGTTTATCTTGCAATCCTTCCATTAAAACTTGTTTTTGACTATCTAGATACAATAGAGGATTAGATTTATACCACGTTTCTGGCTTAAAAGTTTCATCTAAGCTATCTTGAGCCCAAATTAATCCTAAAAAGTTATCTGCATCGCGCTTATAGTCTTGTTCCATCGCTTGTTGTATCATTTTTTGATCTTCATGGAATGGAACGCTAGGATCTGGATAAGATGTTGATATCTGAATGAATTGATGATTAGGCACTTTAACTTGGCCTGAAATAATCTTACTAATCTTTTCTCTGCTTTTTACTTCTCCAATTTCGTCAAAAATAGCTGTTGTAAAGTGAAAACTATCATATTGTCCTGATTCATGAGAGATAGCACGTAAAACGTTATTCTTTTCTTTCATAATCATCTGATCGCTTTGTGCTTTAAAATCAACAGTAGCAGCATAATCTTTAAACATATCCGTTTTAACGATGTACTTCATCATTGTTTTAATATAACCAAATATCTTATTAGTTTGTTTAAAGTTAATTGATGACACTAAATAATCTTGATTAGACAATCCAAGGCTTTCTATAAAGTAGGAGTAGCACATCAGAATTGCCATTAGGTAAGTCTTACCTTGCCCACGAGCGACAGAAACCATCGCACGACTAAATCTTTTTCGCCCTTCTAAATTTCTCCAACCAAATAGCATACAGAAAATAAACTTCTGCCAATCCATTAATTCAGTTGGAGAACCTGTATCTACATTCGGACACATTGAGGCAAACAACAATAGTTTTTTAGCTTGTTTGACTGAATAACGATAAGGAAAATCCTTTGTATTCTGCCTTTGCAAATCTCTTAGGTGTCTAAAGCAAGCTAGCTTTATTAGATATCCAGTTTTGATTTCTTCATCAAGTACTTTAAAAGCATATCTAGTACCTTCATCTTGATATTTCTTTCTAATATCTGAAAAATCAATACTATGATATGTTCCTAAAACATCATGAGTTTGAGTCAAATCTACTTCCACTAACTTTCACCTCCAAAAATCTTTGCTAATTTTTCAGTTGAATCTTCTTTTTCTTTGCTATCAACCAATTGCATCAATTCAGCTCGTGCTTTAGGAGATAAGCCAAGTTGACTGCCAATACTAGTTATCTGTACACTAGCGTCTTTCATCGTTGCAACAGCTGGGTTCTTACGATAACCAACAAAATCTTTACCCACTATCGAGCCACTAGCATCTTGAAGTGATTTAAATATCTTAGTTTGAATACCGTTCTCTAAGACATCATCATAAGCTTGACGATAAATCTCATATTGCGAGCAGTACAATTCTACTAATGCAGTATCTATTCTTTTAACTCGCTCTGTACTTTCTAAAAAGGGCACGATTTTGCGCCAACATACCTTTGCTACCGTTCCTAAGTGCTTTGGCGGCGTACCGCTTAAACGCCCATCATTCTGCTGATAAAAGACTTTTTTAACCACTGGCTTACCTCCTTTCAATTTTGATACCCCCCCCTAGGCAAAAATTTCAGAAATTGCACTTTTTTATAAGGTGATTCCTTTGTGTGCGCTCCTCCAGTGGCAAACAGTGGGGCGGGAGATGAATTTAATTTTGCCTTTAATGAATTTCATTCAATTTATTTAAAATGCATCTACGGCTATTTTAGGGACGTTTTAGCAAGTCTATTCATTTCTAAAACAATCTCACTAATATTTGTAATTTTAGGCACTTGTTTCAACTGGTTATCTTTACCTGTGCCATAGTACCAACGTTCCCAATCTGTTTTGAGTCTATGACACTTTGAACATATTGTAGCAAGGTTACCAGTATCAGCTCTCAAGTCTGTGTCATATTCAATTGGTACAATATGATCTACTATCTTAGCACTGGTAATCTTATTAATTACTTTGCAATACTGACACAAATAATAATCTCTATTCAGTACCAACTGCCTTAAGTTTACCCACTGCTTACTACGATAGAAGTTATATTGTTCAGACTTATTACTGTTACGGTTACGTGTGACTGTATTGTAGCGATGCTGATATGACTTACTTCTTGACCTTGCCCACTTCTGTCTATTAGCTAGATACTCTGCTTCATAACTATAATGTTGCTGACAATAATGGTCTGGTAACTCCACCATTGCATGACAATCTTTATATCTACATCGTCTAACTCTTGGCATAACACCCACCACCTTTATTCATCTAACTTAAATGCTCTATTATGTACATGACTATAAGCATCAAAGTAAAGTTCGTTCTTATCGCCGTTGTATGTTACTTCATAATACATACCATCGCTAACTGTAGTTGATAGCAACGCTTTGTTGTTTTGTAGTGTTCTGTTTAACCACACAACATACACATCGCTTGTACCGATATGTACTGGTGGATTAACACTACTTAAGTTTATAGTTGTATTAGTGTAATCAACTACTTTCTCTTTACACAATTCTACAAACTTATCGTTATCCATTAGATGCACCACCTTTCTAAACAAACATATTACTCAACATATTATTCTTTAAATCTTTAAGTGCATTGACTGTATCTCTTTCAACTGCCATCTCATGTTCTAATTGTCTAAACATTGCTACGATTGCTTTCTGTGTCTCATAGTCATGTAGATAGATAGGAAACTTACCCACTTCATGTTCTTGGATATTGATACCAGTTGCGTACTTATGCATAAACAAATCTATGTTACGTTGCATTGCAATGTTAAAGTACAATGGGTCTATTCCAGTTTGCGGTATGATAGCAACGTTCTTTGTGTGGATATATCCTGGCTCAAATAGAAAGCCAATATCCCCCCTAGTTGCTGATATTTGTAGAGTAGTTGTTCCAGCTGGATATAACTTCCCTTGCTTAGCTCTAGCATACTCAGCAACATCTTCAAGTTTAACTACTTCATAAGTTCTGAAATCTACCATAGTGTCAACTGCCTTTTCCTATCCTTGCTATACTTTTCTTTCCAATACTTAGTAAAGTGTTTTAGTTCCTTATCCATGCTTGGTGTTGTTCCAACCAAATCATCTAGCATGTTACCGAACTCTATAGCATTCTCTTCGATTTGTTTGTCTATCTTTCGCATTTCTTTAGTAATCTCATATAGCGATGGAACTTCTTCAGGTTCAAATGTATCTATGTATCTAGGAATGTTTAGATTGAACTCATTCTCTTCAATAAGATATCTAGATATATCATCGCTGAACTTATCTATTTTCTTTCGATCCTTGTATGCTTTGATAATCTTATCTACATGTTCTTGCTTTAAGTAATTATGGTTTTTACCTTTTTCAAACTCTTTAGCAGCGTCAATAAAGAAAATCTTTTTATGTTCTCTTTTCTTTTTTAAGATTAATATAACTGTTGGAATATCAGTATTTAAGAATAACTTAGCAGGCAATCCTATTACTGCATCCAATGCATTGAGTTCTATTAAACGTTCTCTTATCTTGCCTTCAGCTTGTCCTCTGAATAACACACCATGCGGCAGAATGATAGCCATAGTTCCATCATCTGAAAGTCTGTTATATCCTTCCAATAAGAATGCATAATCAGCTTTAGATTTAGGTGCTAATACTTCAAACGGTTTAAATCGTTCTTGTTCTAGCATTTTGCTATCTGGTTGCCACGTAAAAGAATAAGGTGGATTCATAACTACTGTATCAGCTTTACTTTCTGGTAACTTATCAACCAACTCTATCTTGCTAAATTGTTCTTGCTTTGATAGTTTGTAAAGATGCTTTACTTTTCTAGATAAGCTATCGCCATGAAATATGTATGCATTAATATTTCTAATTGCTAGGTTAAATAATAGGAATGGCATCGCTCTGTCTGAAAATTCTTCACAATAGAAACTACTATCATGATTAGTACTCCAACGTTTTATAGTTAATCCACCAGTACCAGCACATATATCAGCGATGACTTTAGATGATCCTAGTAATTGATTAACTAATTCCACAACTCCATCTGGCGTGAAATCTTGTTTGTTTTTCTTGCGATCAGAATGTTCTTCTTGGTAGTAGTCTGTAAACCAATCATATGTTAAGTCGCTTTCGATAGCTAAGAACGACTTGAATAGTTCATCCTTTCCATCGCTCATCAGTAACTTATATAATCTATCTGATGCTTTAAAGCTTTCATCTACTCCAATCAGTTCATTAATCTTCTTAGTATCTATCAATTACTACCACCACCTTTTAATTTGATTTTGCTGATATCTCTACTGTACTTACGCTTACGTTTAACTGGATGTTTCTTGTAATGTTTTTCTAACTCACGTAACATCTTCAGTTCTTCATAAGTTTGTACCTTCCCAAAATCTTTACTATCTTTCATAATTTTCTCCAAAATAAAAAGCCAGCCTGATAGACTGACTATTATCTATATTTTATTTCCATTATCTAGCTTTAAACTATCTAAGATTTTCTTTTCTTTTAAAACTTCACTTTCTAAATGTATTTCTTTCTCCTCTTTTATACCAGATTTTTCTGTAATCCAATCCATGTAACTTCAACTCCTCTCCGGCATGTTGTTCTAAGGCTTTCAATTGTTCAGAATAGTTAGTATCAAACATGTTATCTCTTTTATATAAATGCTGTCTATCTTTTCCTAAAACATCACGAACAGTTAATATACTAACTAAAATAATATGCATATTTTCTATACTCAATTTATTATTATTTTCTTTTTTACATATACTGTATAATTCGTTGATATCACTTTTTAATCTATAAATTATATCATTCAATTCTTTTAGATATGTTTGATAATTTATAATATCTGCATCAGGTAGATTTTCAAAGCTAATACTTTTTACTAATTCTAAATTTTCTTCTAATGATTTTATTTGATAATTTAATTGTACAAAGTCAAACTCTTTTAAAGTATTTATCTTATATAAAAGTAAATCTATATCAAATAATGCTAAATCTACAGAATTAAGTAACACTTGATACGCTTTATTACTATACTTTTTAGAAAAATTCTTTTGATTTAAATAGTTTTTTACTGATATATATAACGCTACTAAAGAAACAACAATTGGTATAATTTTATCCCAATATTTGAACATTAAATTTCACCTCAATAAATATAATACAAAAGCCTAGCCATAAAGACTAGACTTCTTGAAGTGAAATTTAATTTAACAACTAAAGTACGCATTAGTAAGTTTTAACTCTCATGGTCTATAAAGCGACTAACCTAACTTACCTTTGCTACAATACCATAATATTCCATTAAAGTACCGTTGCAACTCCGCTAACTTTCCGTTTGATTTCCGTTTTTCTTGATATATACATGCAAATTAGGACAATCTGGTTGTACTTCTAATCTATCTGCAAATTCATTTAATGCATTAATTTTTAATTCTGCATATCTAGTTTTTTCGTAATTCAACCTTTGCATTATTTGCCAATCATACATATCATCTAGATATTTAGCAATTAGTATTTGTTTATGAATTAAACGACAGTTATTTAAAGCTTTACTAACTCCAATTAAAATGTTCTTTGCTATGTATGATTTAGATTCAAAATGATTTACCAAAATCTCTTCACTACCATTTTTAAAACTAGGTGATTTAGGCATATTATCAATCACTGGCGAACGTAAAAATGACGGTGTTTCATTTGCCATTCGCAATAGTTTATCTAAATCTTTGGTGAGGAATCTTCTTACATTCTTCGCCGTTTGAACTTCATCAATCGGTTCAAAGAGTTCCATGTAATCCATTTTTACACTCTCCTTAATATGCTATAATAATTTTGGTTTATGTATTATGCACGTTTCTTAAGGATCGTGCTTTTTTTCATTCAATACCGCTATAAACTTTACGAGCGTATTTATATCTAATATCCTTAAGTTCTTTTTGGCGGTTTCTCCAAATACGTTTATTTTGAGATGGATTAAACTTTTCTCTTCGAATAGCAGGTCTATTTAATTTCATCCCTACATCTTCTTTTCTAATCGTGTATGTCTCATGATCATCTACATCAAATACTAATACCGTATTATCCATCTCTCTAATTGTTTCTACTTCTCTATGTCTGTTTCCATATATATCTTCAACATTAAAATATGCTTTTCCCATCGCATGATACCTCATTTTTTATGTAAATATCCTAGTTCATCAAAACTCAAGCCTTGCTTTGCTGCTAGTTTTCCTAATTCATCAGCTAGTTCTAATGTTATCTCTGTATTCGCTCTAAGCGGTCTATGTTTAGCCATTACTTCGATCATCTCATCAATCATATATTTGCACTCCTTCTCAATGCTCTTTAGATCTCGTGTCTCTTGATCATCAAATGCATGTAAGGTATCAAATCCG